AGGCCGGATACAGAGCTGCAACTACTCGTCGATGTCAGAACAACGGAAGCCTTGCAAACGGGGAGGCGTTCATACAGTGCCTATGAGGAGCTGTTGTGATGCATGAGCTGGAAGTCCTGCTGAGTCGCCTGAAAATGGAGCATCTGAGTTATCACGTTGAAAGCCTGCTGGAACAGGCAGCTAAAAAAGAGCTGAACTACCGGGAGTTCCTGTGCATGGCGCTACAGCAGGAATGGAACGGCAGGCATCAGCGCGGTATGGAGTCCAGGCTGAAGCAGGCTCGTCTGCCGTGGGTCAAAACGCTGGAGCAGTTCGACTTTACCTTCCAGCCGGGCATCGACCGTAAGGTTGTCCGGGAACTGGCTGGTCTGGCGTTCGTGGAGCGCAGCGAAAACGTGATCCTGCTGGGACCTCCTGGTGTCGGAAAAACTCATCTGGCCATAGCTCTTGGCGTGAAAGCGGTGGATGCGGGACATCGGGTACTGTTTATGCCACTGGACAGACTGATCGCGACACTGATGAAAGCGAAACAGGAAAACCGGCTGGAGCGTCAGCTGCAGCAACTGAGTTATGCCCGGGTGTTGATCCTGGATGAAATAGGCTATCTGCCGATGAACAGAGAGGAAGCCAGCCTGTTCTTCCGGCTACTGAACCGTCGATATGAAAAAGCGAGCATCATACTGACGTCAAACAAAGGGTTCGCAGACTGGGGAGAAATGTTCGGAGATCACGTGCTGGCAACAGCGATACTGGATCGGTTGCTACATCACTCAACCACGCTGAATATCAAAGGAGAGAGTTACCGGTTAAAAGAGAAACGTAAAGCTGGAGTGCTGACCAAAAACACAACGCCAATCAGTGATGATGAAATGGTGAAAAGCGGACAGCATCAGTAACGAAAGTATCTTAGCGGGCATGAAAATGGCAAATAACGGTCAAACATCGTGGCGTTGACACCGAAGCTGTAACTGAACCATTCTCTGATTTTGTCCATACGGTACATGCTCTACCCATTCATTGAGGGGATTTGCTCTATTTAATTAGGAATAAGGTCGATTACTGATAGAACAAATCCAGGATACTGTGTTTAGTAATCAGATTTGTTCGTGACCGATATGCACGGGCAAAACGGCGTGAGGTTGTTAGCGCAACCTCCTGCCACCCGCTTTCACGAAGGTCATGTGTAGAAGGCCGCAGCGTAACTATCACTGATGAATTCAGGACAGCCAGTGGCTACGGCTCAGTTTGGGTTGTGCTGTTGCTGGGCGGCGATGACGCCTGTACGCATTTGGTGATCCGGTTCTGCTTCCGGTATTCGCTTAATTCAGCACAACGATAAGAGCACTCAGTGCATTTAAGCCAAGCCCCATAAGGGAGAATGCTCTTACCTGTTGTGCAGACAAAAAACCGCACGGCGGCGGGTTTAAGCTGTGTGGCGAAGTTACCCATCTTTACCAAGTATTCGGTAATAAAATAACTTGTGGTGTTCTCATTTTTATGCCGATAAAATAAACGGTCCACTTTCAAATGGAGCGATTCATGATTTTTCTCAGAACTGAAAACGGCATCGAGAAACTTGAAAACTGGGAGAAAATTATATCCAGACCAAACTTTGTCACCACTATAGACAAAGGAGTTCAACAACTTGAGGAGATAATTGGTTACTACAAATTTAAAGAAGAAATCCACTGTGGTCTAACTGGTTGCAACCAACCACATCAAATGGGTTATATTGTAAAAACATCTAGTGGCATTGAAACCAACATCGGAAATAAATGTGGTAAAAACGAATTTGGTGTGGAATTTGGTGAAAACGTTCTTAGTTTCAATAAATTTATGCAACTCGAAACCAATCGGGAAATTATTAGCACCGCAAAAAGTAAATGTGAAGAGTGGCAAAAAAATATTGAAACGATACGAAATATCAAACCCACAATAGATTATCTATCTTCTACCATCGAAAATAGTAAAAATTCCAATTACTCCGGAAGACTTGGTGCTACAGAAATTCGTTTTTTGACCAAGAGCCAGACAGGCCTTGTAACCCTTTCTGAAGTGGAAACTGATAAGAATACCAAAACAATTCTGTTCGCAATGAATGAACACATGCGCGAGTCTGGAGAGGCAATAAGTGAATTCTACATAGGAAAAGTATCATTTAGTCATGTTCTTTTACCAGAAAACAATCTTCGTGATTTTTTTGTTGCGCTCAAAGAAGATCTAAAAAAAATTCAGTGTATTGATCTACAAACAGCCCCAAGCCCAGAAATTTCTAATGTTGCCAAAATTGCCAGTTCAATCGAAGAACGAATCAAGCGATTAAAAAAACTGAAACATGAAGCCAGTAAATTCCTAACTAAAAAAAATCTGCGTCCCATCGCAAACAAAATAAAATACTCATCGACAGCGGATGAACTTGAATTCCATAATTTCGAACGCTTTTTAAAAGGGCTGAAATGATAAAAGCCCCGAAAGGGGCTTCTATCAAAATCATTTACGCATTATTCCGCATGCTTAAAAGCATACATGACAGATTCGGACAAAATCAAGTGCAATGTCGCAAAAACCCTAAGCTTAGTTCACATCATCACCAAAACTTGTCACATTCTGAAAAGCAATATCGGCCTTACGCTCTTCCTGGTGGCAAATGTCAACCAGAGAATCAAGAAACGGCTTCCAATTACGCGTCCATGTCCTGACATGTAGCTCGGGTATCCGCTTCAGTACAACTTTATATACTGTGGTAGACGGTACCGTGGAAAATCCATTTCCGCTGCAACGTTCGCAGATTTTAAACACTGGCACACCACGCTCGCTTGTGGCTTTGCGGTCCAGTACCTCTCCCTTTCCACCACAACGACACCTGGCACTTATCACTCCCTTCCCTTTACATACATCGCAAACGACTGGTACAACTTCCGTTACCTCTGTCCATTTCTCCCAGTCTGACGGTCGAACAGCACGGGAGCGACTGGCCCAATATGGTGCTTTACCCCATGGGTATGAAACCTTACGAATGACCTGCTTACGGGGTGTTAGTCCGGTACCACTGCAACTATGGCATGTTACGCTGGTGTCTGCCGATCGGGAATACTCAGCAAAAGCAAACTGCGCCAGTACCAGCATACACCAGCCAAATTCACCACCAGCTGCTTTACGCACATTCTTCGGTGCAATTTCCATCGCGTGACGCGCCAGCGCCTGGACTGCCATCTGCTCATCAGTCTTGCTGATACCGGCCTTCCCGAAGAAGGCCGCCAAGCCAAACCGCTCACGATTGCTGGTGGTACCAATAGCCGCCATAACATCGGTGCCTGTAAGACGTTCCGGAGAGGTTCCTTTCACATCGTCGCCGATATACATTCCCTGAGGACTGAAGTATTTTAGCGATGCCTCAAGCTTCATTATTCACACTCCCCAACCAGATTAAGAATAACCGCCGCGCCATTGTCTTTCATATATTCGCCCTTTCCGCTTGCCAAAAACCAACGACACACCTCCACGGCTTCAGCCCGTGTCACCGGTTTGATGGTCATCAGCAATTTTTCAAGGTAGCGCTCGCGGTCATATACCGATTCGTGATGCTCAGAGTAACCATACTCATCGCCCTGTTCTTTAGACGCAGTGTGGCGAACACTGTAGAGCCAGTCCCAGTAAACAAACTCACGAACTACGTCTGACAATGTATGAGGCTCTGGCAGTACATCACGATAGCCATCAACATATGCACGACGCTGATCATCAATTTCATTCATACGGATGCCATCAATTCTGCCCGCTGTCTTCTCGGCTGCAGTCCAGCCCCAGAGATGATCGTCGATAAATTTCTGGGAAGACTGGATCACTCGCTCGGCTTCCACATCTTCGAGTGCTGCTTCATAGCTACCAAACGTAGCCCTGACTGATGTTGCTTTTTTGATATTCTCCCGGGCGATCCTGATTGCCTGTGCCGGGTTATCCATGCCGATGGTACCGAAAGCAATCTGGAAAGGATCACCACCATTCGCCAGCAGATAACGCGAATAGCGTTCCTGGGCCTCTTTTGGGGAAATTTTAATTTTCACCAGCGCAGCCTCAGCAGCATCCAGATGTGCGGGTTCGTTCAGACGGATAACCTCCAGCACCCAAAGATAAGCATCAGTCTGCTTATGCCCGGTGATTCTCCGTTGCTCTGGCAGGGGCTTGATGTTTGCGAGGGCGGAGCTGTACGCTGCCGTCGGGATGGTGAATAGTGCTTTATGTTCGTTGTTATCAGTACGCATTACGCAACCGCCTTTTTCTTATGGAAAACCAGCTCTCGAACCTGATCACCGTTCATGAGCATATTGTTGAAATCATCGTGATCCGGCCAGTACACGCTCACGCGCTGCAGGTCATTCTTTGCCATCAGATTGGCATGAGCACATTCGCAAGCCGCAGCCAGCCCGGTGGCGCTGTTCTCGTCACGGTCGGCAAAAATAATCAGGTGCAGAACACCAGCTGGTACGCGGAACTTTTTCATAAAGCCGCTGTTAATGGTTGCCCAAGTGTTCACGTTATAAATCTGGTGCGCTGACAGCGCTGTTTCGATGCCTTCGGCGATACCCAGAGTGCTAGCAACAGGAAACATGCGGATAGCTACAGAACGAGCGTGATCCAAATAGTTATCTTCCTGCAGGGATTTGAGGCGCTTTGCACTGCTACCGATATCTGCTTTTTTATCACCATCAAGCAGAGTCTGGTGCAGATAGCACAACTCCCCTTTATCGTCCGTAGCAAGTGAATAAAGAGACTGGAACACACTCCCGTTGTGTCTCTGCCTGGCATTGAACCGGATCGCCTCAGCAGGAAGACTGAATATTCCACGAGAATTAAGATACGCTGCGCCGGATGTACCACGCAGTGCCTCCAGTTTTGAAAACTTGCTCAATACCCGTTTGCGTAAGCTGGTGGCGCTGCTGGTTACCGGGATTTTAACCCGTTGGTAATCATTACCGATCAGGCGGTCTATTTCGGTACAAATCTCGTTAAATGGCTTCGCCTGTGTCAGGGTGACAAGTTTCATACCATCGCCACTACCACATACACAGATCCACGTTCCTGCACCGTCGCGGTCATCAATTCGGAACTTGCCACGTGCACCGCATACCGGGCATTCACCCTTGAAGTGATTTTTTCCTGTTATCGGCGGCAAGCCGAAGTGCTCTAATATTTCAGGCCAGCGGCCTTTCGCTGCAGCTGCTGTTTTCATCTTACTGACTCAAACTGTTTATATTTTTCTGGAGTTGTTGCTTTGCTTGCATGATGCGCCAAGCCTCAGTGCCTATTGGCATCTCGCTTCGCTCACCTCGTTCCTGAGACAGAGGAATCGTTGCCTGCAATTTTTCTATAGTTCTCTGCGTCCGCTGACGGCCTTTGGCAAACCGAATCAGCTTGTGTTTGATGTAGTTACTTACTTCTGGGCTTATTTCCATCGGGAAACTGCTCAACCCATCAGGCCATTCACCGAATTTCTCCCTGAAAGTGTGAGCACACCATCCATCACTGACTGGACGCCCCAGCGAAGCACGCTGGCGCTGATAAAATTTGATCTGACTCCACCAGGACTGTTTCTCTGTCTTCGTCGACTGATGCTGATTTTTACCCAGCTTATTAAGTTTGCGGCTAGTGTCAGTATCAACATCTTCACCTCGCAGCGGCTTGTGTCCACATTTAGGGCAAACATAGACGCCAGCTGGCTTCATGTAGTGGCATTGAGGGCATTCATGTGGCAGTTTTTCGGCCCGTTCCTCAACTGCGCGGCGCGCGCTTTCCTCCATGCCGTCAGACTTACCGGGAAGATCGTCGTACTCGATTGAATCCGGATAACCCAAACGGTGCACGGTGCCGCTGTGATCGAAGATAAGGCAGGACTCTTTACCCGGTGCGGTGCGCAGCCCACGCCCGAGTGCCTGCAACCAGCGAATTTCGCTTTTTGTTGGCCTGGCGTAGATGATGCAACGAACGTCACTATCAAAGCCGGCCACCAGAACGCCCACACTAACGATGATTTTCGTTGCACCAGTTTCAAAGCGGTGAATGATGGTCTGGCGCTCATCTACCGGAGTGTCTGCGGTCATTACCTCAGCGTTAACACCTGCGAGGTTAAACTGGATTGTCAGGTAATTGGCGTGGGCTACGTTGACGCAGAAAGCGATGGTAGGTAGATCCCGACCATTCTCCAGCCAGTTCTGTACGATGTCGCCCACCAGCGTAGAGCCGCACATGATTTCAGCCAGCTGTGTTTCGTTGTAATCGCGGCCGTACTCAAGCGAAGATGTGGTTTTAACACCTTTCAGATCCGGCTTAGTTGGCGCGTAAAATTCGTATTTACTCAGATCGCCACGCTGGATTAACTCGCCGATGGTGGTCGGCTTAATCAGTCGGTCATAGTATTTGCCCAGGAACGGAGAAAACGGAGTACCCGACAGGCCAATCACCTTTACGCCTTTGCCGCGCAGACGTTCGATATCCTTCAGGATGCGTTTTTTACGCAGGTGCGCTTCGTCGATAATCAGCAGATCGATATTTTCAGGAAAAACACGACGAATAAGCGTGTCAGTGCTGGCAATCTGAATTTTCCGGTCCGGATCGTAGTTCGGGTGATCCGCCCAGATATAACCGATTTCATCTCCAGGTAAACCATACTGCACGAACCGATTAGCCGTCTGACCAATCAGGATGGTGTACGGAACACAGAACAGAACACGCATACCACGGCTGACAAAACCAGCAACGATGAAGGCTGCCAGACCCGTTTTACCGCTACCTGTTGGCGAGTAAACCATGAAGGTGTCGTTTGCCTTCCAGTCACGGCGCAACATGTTTAGCGCTCGCTCCTGTGCAAAATTCGGCGTGATTGTCAGCTGCATTGTGCTGTCCCCGCAGTGATGAGATAATAATTTTGTGATGTGGTTTTCATGGATTCCTCCTCACATGGCTGGTGGTCTCCCCAAAGGCTGCCAGCCCCTTTCCGAATCAACTCACTTAAATTTCGTCGCACGAATAACGTCAATTCCGTTCTCGCTATATCGAAGAGGGTGCTTACCATCCCTGAGCAGGACAAAACCTGACATCCCCTCAGGTAGCTGAGCCAGCTTCATCAACGAACGGTTGCGGGGAGACTTCTTATCGACCTCAATGGCACACTGCTGGCCGTCTGATGATGTAACCAAGCAATCAATAAACCCTTTACGACCACCGCTAATGCTGATGCTGAAATTGCGTTGCAGGTGGTATCCCTGAGACTTGATTTTTTTCTGCATCACATAATCGAAAACGACTTTGTCATCGGAGCGGATGAATTGCTCTTCCAGGAGAGCGATTAAATTTTGCTTCAGGTCTTCACTCATACTTTTTATCCATCTTGTACTAGCTTTCTGGTACAATCGTTTTTTCAGGGGTATCCCCCTTTAGATCGAGATCTACCTAACCTATGTACCCGTCTGTTGGAAAAGCCTGTTCCAGTGCTTCGCACTAACACACGGGCACTCCTCCCCCTCCCCTCCTCTCACTGAATTTTGCATGTACTCCTTAGCTAGTACACAAAATGCAATGAGATTTGGGATTCAGCCACCGGACACCTTTAAGCCCGGTACCAATCAGGAGCGCGATTGCGTTCCTGCCAGGGGCGGCTGAGTTGTATACCCCTGTAAAGCTCTGCCCTGATTTCTCACGAACAGGCGGAGCCTTGTGTTTGCTTCATGCCTTGCTCTGTTCTCCTTACGGAATGAAACAGGCTCAGCGTCAAAAGTGATTTCGTATACCTCCGCATATTTCAGGGCGACCTTCCGTCTCAGTGACGGAGGCAGCCCCTGTAACTGCTGCTGAATCCACTCTTTGTCTGCCTGGCAGTACCTAGATGGCATCTCTGTCTGAACGTAATTCTGGGACATACAAGCCCTTCACCTCCCCCGTGCGCGCTAAGCTTGGATGTGGAAAAAGCTCTGGTAGGTCTGGACGAAATTCATACGCTTGGATCTTTCCGTCTACAGCTGCAACCAATAACGGCACAAATTCTGGTGAAATCTTGTTCTTGCAGTTCAACCAATCGCAGACTGTTGACTGGGCCTTTCCGCATCGCTTGGCTAAGGCTTGCTGACTTCCAAGAATCTCAATAGCTTTCTCTATGGCTTTATGTTTCATAATCGCATCTCCTATTGAACGCATAATAACAACAGGAAAAGCGATATTCAACGTTAAACCTAGAATATTTATCGGAAAGCCGATAAACTAGCCAAGATAGAGAGGGGAGGAAAATCGCAATGACATTTTCAGAACGACTTGATTTAGCTATGCGCAACGCAAAATTTACGCAAGGTAGGCTGGCCAAAGAAGTGGGTATGGCTCAGTCCAGTGTTAATCAACTACTTAACAAAGCCAACGGTTCCAGAAAAACAGTCGAAATAGCAAAAGTTTTGGGCGTTAACCCGGAATGGCTCGCATCGGGTGTTGGCCCAATGGAAATCGTGACCTCTGCAGACTCACACCAAATACGTAACATTTCTGAAGATTGGGTTACTGATTCGTATGTCGTGGATGTTTTAGACATCAGATATAGTTGCGGACCTGGTAGTTATAACTCTGATTTTCCTGACATTGTCAGATCTATAGCTATAGAACCAGGATACGCATCAAGAGTTTTTGGCGGCAGACCAGCATCAGCAATCAAAGCAATAAACGCCCACGGCGACAGTATGAAAGGCACAATAGACCCTGAAGACTTGGTATTTGTAGATGTATCAGTTCGCACATTTAATGGTGATGGTATATACGCCTTTACATACTCTGGAACATCGCACATCAAAAGACTTCAAAAAATCAAAGATACTCTAACGGTGATATCTGACAACCCAGCTTACAAGGATTGGGCTATCGAACCGGAAGACTTCGAACAACTTCACATTGACGGAAAAGTAATTGTCAGTTGGCCTATGACACTACACCGTTTTGCATAAGCAAAAATCATTTAACCCGCCCACTCTTAAGTGGGCTTTTTTTGGAAGAAAAATCGATAAACCGATTGACAGGTGAAATCGGTAAACCTATTATCTTGACATAGGTATCGAACTCACCAAAGCAATTATAGAGGATGAGAAAAATGTCATCGTATATGGGGTTACCAACAAATCAGCACGATGCTCTTGAGAATATTCAGCTCTTAGTAGGGGCTGGTGCACTACTGTATAGCAGCAATAACCCTGAGTTAATTGAACTTGCCAGCTCCATCCTGGCTGTAACTCAAAAATATAGCCTCACCGCGTCACGTTTATGCAAACAAAATTTAGCTATTAATTCCCAGAATCGGATTCGCACCCAACGCGAAGCCTGCGGCTTAACAACCGCCGAACTCGCCAGGCTGCTCGATCTCGATGAAGAAATCATCATCCAGTGGGAGAGCGGAGAGTATGAACCAACTATCAGTATGCTTATCCCTCTGGCTAATGTTTTTGGCTGTGACCCAATGTGGTTATTGACTGGTGCTTATAAACAAAATCAGGAGGAAGCATAAGATGAAAATGTTCAAAGGCCTTACCAACGAACCGGAGACAGTTTTTCATCACATTGCCGTACTGCTTGAAGCGGGGTTAATCATTTCGGCTTCCGGTGATGAAGAATGTGATGAACTTTCGGATGATATCTTTCTACTGGCACAACAATACGCCAGAAGCGCATGCGATGCATTTAAGGAGCAAAGAACATGAAAACTCCATTAAATATTCTTGAGGAAGTGGCAGCACAAATAAAAGAGAATACATCAATGCTTGAATTTATATTTAAGAATTCGCCCGACCAAGGAGAGACAGACGATTATTTATGCTGTCTCATTCGCTCCATGAATAAGACCTGTGAAATGGCTTACGAGTATATAGAAACACTACGCAACGAATAAAGAACTCTCAATAAAAAATCACACATAAAAACATGACGGCCTCTGGTCGGGGGTTTTCACAACCAGAAAATAATGGTGATGCATGAAAAACAGAAGTGCTTATAAAACCGCATTATTAATGGCTAATGCAGGATACTGGTCAGTTGCAATACTGTTTCTCAGGAAAGCATACGGGAAATAACAAATGACACATGAACCCATTAATACATATCGTCGCCGTATAGCTGTTGCGGCACTCCATCGAATAAAACGTAAAACAGGTGTTAATCTGCTTATTGTTGACCTTCCTGATGGGAACATTACGACCATAGAAATAACTGAACAGTTTATAAACCAGTTGCTGTTACGCTTCGAAGGTATTACCCGTGGCGAATTGGGCCGGGTGGAGGGTGAAACCGAAATCCACACTGCATACCAGAATGCTATCGGGATTAATCAACATACTGAATACCTGACTGAAACCGGAAAGTTAATTATAGACAACCTTTTTCAAGAGGTTATTGATTACGCGAAAGAAAAATATATCAGCGGAGGAATTAACTGATGGCTAATTTATCCCCTGTATCTGTTGTGCACGAAAAAGTGCAGATCGTTATGACAATTGAAAATGGCCAAGTCACAGGTGTCTGCAAAGTCCGCGATGGCGAGCTGATTGCCAGCATGGATACATTCATACGGCTGGCAGAAAGAGCGGGGTATCAGATAACAGCACCTGCTCAGGAGGAAACCGGTGGCATTAACAGCAACACGCATTCCTGAGTGGGTGCACCTGCAGGCGGTCCGTGTTCTCCGCCAGTTCAGAGCCAGACGAATTCATCCCTGTCGTATGCACGGCTCCGGAAACCTGAGTCTGAGGGTTAATCGCCGCTGGCGGCTGCTGTCCCGAGACGGCGGCCAGAACTGGGAAGTAATGAGCCATGAACGATACAGCAAAGTTAAGGACCGGAAATGAACAATAAATCTTCAAACCAAAAGGAGAGTATTGATGATTAATTCAACCATTACCCCTGAACCTACATTAACAGGCATCCGTTTTGGTAATCGAATTATTGGCTATTCAACTGCGGTTCGCCAGATCGACAACGGTAACTATGACAAACGAATTCCGGACGGGCTCGATCTGATAGCTTGCATTATGGAAGGGATTGAAAGCGGCTGGTTTATGCCGTGTATTGAAAAACAAATCATCCTATGGCGCTGGCTTGTTGTCGCCGTGTTCATTGCTGAGGAGCAGGAGAAGAACGGGACTGTCGATGTTCAGAATGACAAGGGCGGCGTAGATACAGCCGTTGTATACACGGGAAAACCCGGTTCAATCAGCATTTATCCGTGGTCTGAGCGCTTCGCGCTCGCTAACCATATCGAGGCGGGCGCAATTGAAAAATACGGGCCTGACGTTGGTCAGCAGATGGCGCTGCGTATGTATCAGGACATGGTTGTAACTGACGAGAAATGCGGATTCAGGCTGTCAGCGATGGGCCGGGAGGGACTCAACATACTACATGACAGCTTCATTGAACTGATTCAGAAAGACGGTATGCCAGACATGCCGGTTATGCACTGAGGTGGACGAAAATGAACATAGTAACGATCAATAACAAACAGCTTCCGGCAGTCGAATATCGCGGTCAGCGTGTTGTGACGCTGGCAATGATTGATGAAGTCCACCAGCGCCCGGAAGGTACCGCCCGTGCTGCGTTTAACCGCAACCGTTCTCACTTTATCAAAGGGGTGGATTTTCTTGAAATGACTGCGGACGTAATACGTACGGAGTCACTTTCTGATGCCTTTGCCGCGCGAACTGCCAAAGGGATCATTCTTTTCGAGTCTGGTTACCTGATGTTGACGAAGCCTTTTAACGATGCTCTTGCATGGCAGGTTCAGCGCGAACTGGTTAACAGCTATTTCCGAACTCACGCGCCGCTGACGGAAATGGAGATGATCGCTGCAATGGCCGCCGATGCCGTTCGCCAGCAGAAGCGCCTGAGTCATGTTGAAGAGAAGATCGAAACGGTCACCAAAGCTGTGGAGAACATCAAACGCGGCACAATGCGCACCGGATATGTCGGTTACCGCCAGGTGGTAGCCAAAAGCGGAATGAGTGACGCCAAGTGTCGGAATCTGGTCAACGCCTACCACATCCCTACCGACACGCACGAATTTATGACTCCGGACGGTCTGTTGTCTCGCAGGGCTGTCGTCGAGCTTGAGACATTTATGGCGGCGTTCCACCAAATGATGTCAGAGGCTGAACCACGCGGCACACGCTGGTATCACCCGAAGATGGGGCTTTTTCAGGTAATCGGATGGGAGGATAAAGCATGATCATCCAGTCAAAACTTATTCGCGCCGCTCTGGTGTGCGCTGCTAAAAACGACGTTCGTTATTACCTGAACGGTCTTCACATCACGCCAAAACATATTGAGGCAACCAATGGTTTCGTAGCACTGCGCATGACTCACGGCATCCGGACGAAGAAAAACATCATTGTCCAGTTCGAAGGTGGCGTCCCGGCCAAAGCCGAAACGACAGAGCTGATTTTTAGTAAAGAGCCGATCGCTGTTCATCGCGACCAGTTTCAGCGCCGGCTGTCCATTACCGGCATTAAATTGGTGGACGGTTGTTTTCCGGATTTGGAACGCATCATTCCGAAAAAATTTGACCTCTGTACACACCCGGTGATCCAGGCGGGTTACCTGAGTTATCCAGAGAAGATGTTTGGTCGTGAGCGTAAATTTATTCCCGTCCAGTTACGTTCCTCCGGTGACGGGCAAGCGGTCAGAATTCAGTTTGATTCCATCATCAACTCAATGTATGGCAATCCTGAATTTGTTGTGATGCCTTGTCGTGATCATGGCGATTTCAATGTGGCTCAGGAGCATCCGGAATGAAAATCGAATACCAGGACGCCGCAGGAGGTGAATCAATGAGCTGGCCTGATGCAATCGTAACTCTGGGGGTGGTATTCGCAGTAGCGTTTGTTGTGTTCTCGATTTGTCGATGGGGATAACCACATGTTCGCTTTGATTCAACGCGGTCAGATATACACGGACAGAGCTGGATACCCCGTGGTGATTACTCGCATCACTGAGCACTCAGTGTTCTTTCGACGGATGGACGGACGATCCGGGCGGGTACGCATTGGTGAGTTAAACTGCCTGTTCGAACATATTGACCACTAGGAGTACCGCAAAATTCTCGCGGACACTGAGCAGGAAAAGCACCTGAAAAAATTACGAGCCATAAAAAGGAAGTAAAGAATGAATAAAGCATTTGAACGATGGGTCCACCAGCGTTACGGCAATCGCTATGACCTGACGCGAGATGTTGACGGCTTCTACTGTCGTGAAGTTGTGAAGCGAATGTTTGAAGTGTGGTGCCACTGCCGTGGGCTGAGTGTTGTGTGAGGTGATGTATGGGGCTGGATTGCGTGCCTATATCAACCTACTGCCGCGACGCGGGAGAAACGGTTGATGCCGTTAACAAACGGATACAAAGAGGAATATGGAAAGAAGGGGTTCATGTATTAAAAGTCGATGGAGTTAAAGAACGCTGGGTCGACTTAATAGAGGTTTCAAAATGGGCAAGAAAGAACAAGGATTATTATCTCTGCCAAGAGGAGTAACTATTCGTAAGCATAAAACTGCTTCAACACTAGTTATCACTTTCACATATAAAGGGGTTCTTTGCAGGGAGCCCCTGTCTCGGCTTGAGGCAAATACACGTGGTATTAAATATGCTGAGCGCCTGCTAGGGGAGATACAAAATCAGATCGCCAGTGGAACGTTTGAATATGCGAAATATTTCCCCAGTTCCAAAAAACTGGAGTTATTCGGTATAGTAAAGAAAACCAAAAATATTAAGTCCTATCTTGATGAATACCTGAAAATTTGCATGAACCGCAATCTGTCGCCGTCAACCATTGGCGGTTACGAAAAATGTATATCAGCACTATCAGAGCTACATAAACTACATGTAACAGAATTGACGCCTGCGGTACTAAAAAATTGGATAGCCAGCCGAAAAACTAAGCTGAAAACAATCAGGAATAACCTGTCATTTCTGCGCAGCGCCATTGATGAGGCTGTAACTGATGGCCTGTTGACTATTAACCCGGTAACTCTTGTCAGCGCCAGCCGGTATCACGTGGTCGACAGTAAACCGAACGCCGACGATTACGAAGTTGATCCGTTTGCGCCTGCGGAAACCAGTGCCATATATCAGCACTGCAAGTATCAGGAATGGCAGAATCTGTTCCGCTTCGCCTTCAATACAGGGCTACGCAGCTCTGAGCTATGCGCATTACGTTGGACCGATATCGACTTTATAGGTAATACAGCGCACATACAGGCGGCCAGTGTCGTAGGGGTACTTAAAGGCACCAAGACAAAAGCCGGTACCCGTAAGGTGGAGCTGAACAGTGAGGCGCTGGCGGCCCTGCAGGCGCAGAAGCAATACACCTTTATGAAAAGTGAGTTCATATTCAGCGATCCGAAAACGGGAGATCCCTGGACGAACGCCGACGCTATCCGTAAAAAAGCATGGGTGCCGACCCTAAAAAAAGCTGGTGTGCGCTACCGTAACCCGTACCAGACGCGCCACACATTCGCCACCAGACACATTAGCCAGGGTGTAAACCTTTTCTGGCTTGCCGGGCAGATGGGGCATAAGGGGCCGGAAATGCTGTTCCGCAATTACGGTAAATACCTGGCTGAATACGACGGGAAAACCGCAATGGAAGCTGGAATGAAGAAGTGATTTGAAGAAAAAACCCGGCAAATGCCGGGTCTTTTTGATGGTTATTCTGTCGCGCCACCTATCGAAACATAATCATGAAATTGATCGTCAATGAGTCGGTCCTTACAGATAACATGTACAATGTGACGACAACAGTTTTCATCATCATACGCACGACCCCAGCGAACAATCTCATCTACAGACAGATCATTCGCACTCCATGGCAAAGTACCTGAAACACCACGCGCACCTGGACCAAGTATGTCCATAAATTTCTTCGTGCGTGAATTGTAGATCCGTACCTCGGCAATTCGAATGATGCTACTAGCCCAAAGAGCACCACCGGCAATACTTTGAATGTTATCGCAGATGAGAAACTCATGCTTTCGCGCAAGCATTTTATAGATCTCACGCGCCAAACCTGCTGATTGGAAATCCTGTGCGATAACAGCGCTTTTCACTTGCTTTCCGGTCATCATCTGACCGTTCTCTTCGATAAAATTAAAGTCGTTGAACTGTATACGACCTATTCTTATCGTTTTGTTATCGTCTACCATATCAAGACCCAAGAGGGTATTGACCAGATCCTGCATTGGAACCTTCGAATCAAGAAGGTCACTGCCATAGTCTAAAAAAAGTCGTCGGTGGAACATCCCAGTTGATACACATCCAAGTAGTACTGAAACTCACCAGAACTGACAATGGGTGATGCTGCCAACTTACTGATTTAGTGTATGATGGTGTTTTTGAGGTGCTCCAGTGGCTTCTGTTTCTATCAGCT